CAGGTACAATGTAAAGTTCACATCCGTTATACTTGTCATAAGTGATGATATCACCATGTCCAAATTCACGCTTGTTTAATTTAATTTTGAAGGTAGTACCATCAATACCTTTAGCAAGATTTTGTGGCTCAATATCCTCAACAATGTAAGGAAGGTCTTGAGACACAGGTGTCTGCCATTTGTACTCACCACGTACATTATCTACGTTGATGATGTTTTTACCACCAAAAGATGACATTTGATATAAAGGCATTTCTACTTTTTGTGTCATTGCCCAAATATCAACAGGGCCTAAATCCATAGGCTCAGCATCTTTCAGCATGTTTACAAGGTGGTATGAATCTACGTGAGAACTAGCTTGGTAGTTAGTATCACGCAGGAATATACCATTGTTTAAAACTGGAGTTGCCATTTGCGATTTGTTTTTGTTGTTATTTGTTAATTATTACTTATTAATTTATCTTCCGAAGAAGCTTTTCTTTGGTCTGTTTAATGTTCTTGATGGTTGTCTAGATGCTGAAGACTGTCTGTCATCATCATCTGAACTAGAAGAAGATATCTTACTTGCTTCTTCTGTTTTTAACATCCTTACTGTTCTCTGTGTAGCATCTTTTTCTGCACCGGCTTTAATCTTTGACTTATAACCATCTGGGTCTGCAAGTAACCAAAGTGCCTCTGCAATTAAATCATGTCTAGGTTCTGTCCACTGATATTTCTCTAGTAAGTGCCCTAAAAGATTTGTTTGCTTACCACTAATAGAAGGATAATTAGGTTGAACAAGTCCTGAGTATAACATATTCTGGATTTTAGCATCCATCTTTATTCCATTTAACTCATCTGCATCAAGAGCTCTATATACATTCTCTTGATAGATTTTAGCTTGTTCTTGCTGTTTAGCTCTAGCAGCTTGTTGCTGTTGAACCTTTTGCTGGATAATTTGCTCCTGCATCTGATCTAGACGTGGTTTAAAACGCATAGCTTTTGTCTGCAAATCACCTCTGTCTCTTAAAGCAATTATCTCTTCTTCAATTTCTTCTGCTGTACCATACTTAGTAACTTGAAGATATGCTCTTACTATATCTTCCTGTCCTTCATCTGTTGATGGATTTAAATCTTTAATTTCCTGTGTAGCAGCAAGAGCTCTAAACATTTCTTTAAGATTGGTACCACCGTTAGCTACATACTCATAGGCATGCTTTAGCTCATCAGGTAAACTTTCATAGAAACTAGCAGGTACTTCTTCAAGAAGTCTCTCTTCTCTTTCTTTAAAGTTAGCTTCAAGTAACTCTTCCCAGTCAGCAGCAGAATACTCATCTAATTTCTTACCATCATCAAATGGAAACAGTAAACCTTTTTCTATAAGTTTATTAGCTGTTTCAATCATTACGTCTTTAGACAGTGATGGTCTTCCACCTGTATTCTTCTGGTTGTCATCAGAGAAAGATTCCTCTATTAGTTGATTTAAATCTTCTAATGTAGGATTTTCTACTTGAGCAGCAGGTTGTTCAGTACCAGTTGTTGTAGCAGTTTCATTAGTGCTAACTGCTGTAGCTGGTTTGTCAAGGAACGATGTGTCAGTTGTAGTAGATGAAAATATTCCTGGCTTCTTTTCCTCTTCTTGTTTAGAAGAGTCTGGAATCATTACACTTTCACTACCTACTCCTAACAAGTCCTCTAAGTTGTCAAATTCAACTTCGTGGACACTTGTATTTTCATTTGTTGGCATAATACTTTGGTTTATTTATGTGATTGACTTAATATTAATATAAGCAAAATTAATGACTTAACTTTCTTATGTTTAATTATTTATTATTATACATTTAAAAGTTTTCCATTATATAGCTATGATTATTTCTTTTTGTTATTTTTAGGTTTTTCCTTAGCACCAACATCATATTTATTTTTATTCTGTTGTGCTATATCTACTTCCATCTGTTTTAGATTAACTTGATTCTGCATCTTTTCTCTTTCTAAGTTAACTTTCTGTGCAAACTGGTTATTTTTATTTACTTCTTTTTCTCTATCAAAGTTTATAGTTTGCTCATACTCATCTGACTTTCTTATTATATCCATCTGGTCTGCATAGTCAGACTGCATATTCTGATTTACATCCTGCATTGCGCCATAACCAGCAGATTTAATTTCTGCAACAAGTAAGTCTTTTCTTCTATTCTTTTCAGCTTCAGTAGTTTCAAATTCTCTTTCTGCAGCTTTTTCTTCTGCCTGAGATTGTAACTCCATTTCTTTCATCTTCTGTTGTTGAGCATATTCTTCTTGCTTCATAGCTTTTTGTTTATTCTCAATATCTTTTAAGATGTTATTTAAGTGACCTAATGAGTCTGTCTGAAGTATATGACCTAAATCATATATAGAAGCACCGGAAGTATTATTAGATATGGCAAGCTGTTTCATCTGCTCAATAATAGCTCTATGGTTAGCTTTAGTATTACAGTAAACATTAATATCTCTAAGTAAAAGATCTGTACCGTTAATCTCAAAGTTTACCCTTTCATCTAATGAGGTACTTATCTGTAATCTCATAGATGGTTTATTAGAGTGATAATATTGCGCAAGGTCAGTACGCATTTGGTGAACTCTTGGCATTAGGTGGTCTGAGTGTAAGCTAAAGTATTGTTCAGTTTGTGCATATGACCCTGCAATAGCTTGCTCTATACCTGTGGCTGTGTTAGTTTGTCCTAACTGTTGCCCTAAACGCTGTGGAGTAATACCTATTACTTCAAATGCTTGTTGCTTAAAGAATGTAGCTAACTGAATACGGGAAAGCATCCTTTGTGTCTGCTCCAAGTTAAGTACTTGGAAGTGCTGGAAGTTAAGTGCATTCTCAGTATTAGCTATAGAAGTATCTAATGGTAACATACCGAAGTCCTTCATTGCTACATATGCTTTTGCTAAGTTACCCTTACCCCAGTCTTCTCCTAGTGAGTGTTGAGGTAATGTATTCTGATCTAATAGGATAACTGTACCTATCTCATCTACTAAGATATCAGCTATTTGGTTATTAACTATGTTGTATGCAATCTGGAATGGCTTCATTAGATCTACAAGAGATATTGACCTTGTATTTCTGTCTGAATATACTCTACCTTCTACAGGAAGTTTACATCCATAAAGAGTGCTATCTCCTTTAAACTGGAATTTCATAGGTCTTATCCTATTTTGCATAATACCTAGATATATAGGATTTATACCTCCAGGATTTTGCATACCCCACCATGATGGCATGTTAGGTCCTATCTTTATACCACCCCATGTTTGGTTAATCCATATCCAGTCTATGTGCTCACCAAATACTAAGTTTTCTTTGCTTTTATTTTTAAAGAAAGTAGTGTCATACTGCGGTTTATCTACTACAGTGTAATTCTCATCAATTATCATTGTAATAACTTCACCGGTTTCATCTATCTTAGTAAGATGCCCTACTTTACGCTGAGACTTCCAGTATGCAGTTGTTACACGTAACATATGTGCAGTACCCATATCATAGTAGTCTTCAGACTCACCCATGATCCAGTTAATGATGTCTCCACCATTATAGACAAAGTTATCATACATAGAAGTAAACTGTCTGTATTCTAATGAGGGTCTATTTACGTTCCAGTCATGTGATCTAGTAGCATCATAGTAAGTACCATCATTCTGATACCCTTGTATAGGATAACCCGCAGATCTTACAGGATAAATGGCTTCAATAGATTCTAACTGTTCCTGAGACATTACCCATCCATACTTATCTATAATATCTGATGCAGTTAACATTTCTATTTTACCTACCCAGTTACCTTGTGATATATAACGTACATCTGGAGACTTATGATAAAATGTAAGTACAGGATTCCATAACTCTAAATCATAATCATCCTCCATCATCTTAAAGTGCCAGAACTCTCTATCTGTAATAAGTACATCCTCAAAAGCTCTTTCTTCTAATTCATCCATCATAAATCTTTCTGCATCTATGAGGTGTTGCTTAGAAGCCCACTGCTCTGCTAGAGTTACATAGTTTTTAGAATAAAACTCCTGTATTTCAGGAAGTGATCTAATACTTTCAGGAGACATCTTTTCTTTGATTTCTGGGTCATTAGGATCTGCGCCCATCTCAATCATTTTCATTGCCATTTTCTCCTCAGCAAGTTTAACTAGAGAATCTTCTATATCTTGTCTTTTATTCTCCATTATCTCATTGTAGGTATACTCATCTACAGCTCTGAAATTTACACGAGTATTTCTTTTTGAAAACTCTGCAGTAAGTACTTTAATTACATTAGGAATAATAGGATAAAACTTTAACTCCATTGCGCTTAATTCTTCTCTTGCCAATGTGTCTACAATATCTCTATATTCATTATCTTCTTCTACAAGATAATCTGTCTTATCAATTATACCTTTTGCTAACTTATAGTTTTTCATTAGCCTGCGGGCATTTCTACGGATTTGTTTTAATCCCTGCCACTCTAACCAGTCCATATTCCAGGCTGTCCAGTCATCATCTTTTTCTTTTGCAGGCAAAAACTGTAAAGGCTGAGTAATATTACCTAAACGATTATATTCAGCTCTTTTACCTTTCTTTAATTGAAGCGCATTTAAAATTTCCATTATTTTAATCTTCTATATGGTATCCTAGGTAATTTATTTTGCATTGTTCTCCCTTTACTTCTACCCATATGTCTAAAGGGACTATTATTTAATTTATATAAATTTTCCGAGATATGCAAGTTTTTAACCCTTGTATCATCAACACGTTTTGAATATCCTCTGTTAGATTGCTGTACTTTTGCAAAAGCTATTAGTGCAGCTAAAGAAACTAATCTATCCACATTGACACCAGGCCTGTATTGTTCCATCTCTGTTAATGCCATAATATCATATATTCTTTCAATACCATATGATACTTTAAGTACATTACCATCTTCATCTGTTTCAGTATGTGTCTCCTCAGTAAGCCAACTGATAAGATAACTAAGTAGATGAGATTTAAATATAGTTCCTGTGTTTTTCCAGCCGTAATCTTGGTATACAGACTTATTAGCACCTAAGTCTTTTAAGAAGACTATTTGGTTTTTAGGTACAAGATATTTCTGCTTTTTTCTTTCAATCATGTAAGTAATAAAAGAAGGTATGTTATTCTCAACTATTGTCCAGGCATTATACCATTCTATTATTAACTCTAATTGCTCATGTGTTTTAGATAAATCATCATACCTACCACACCATGCTGCAACTACCATATCCCCTTCTGCATAGTTTTCTATACCTTTATCTGTAATCTTAGTTACTTCTACAGGATTCTTATATACATAGATGGAACATAGTGATTCAGAAGTAGTTGTCTTACCTTCTGATACGGGGTCAATAGAAGCATAATAAGTACCCCATTTAGAGTCTTTTATTGGTCTTTCATACACAACAAAAACACCTCTTTTATCTTCTCTTTTTTTATCTACCGGAAATTCATTAATAGGAAGTCTTCTTGAAAGCCTGGCATTAATACCGCCATCAATAGCTCTTTCTAGTTCTATAAACTCATAAGGATATTCTTTTTGCTCAATACGTCTTTTCTGTGCAGCAATAAGAGATAATGGGAATATAGATTCATCTCTATAAGCAAAAGCTTCTTTTATATTTATAGGATGCTGAGATATACGCAACTGATATATGTCAGGAGCCAAACTCTTTCTCCATTCTTCACGTATCTTATATATTGCTTCTAAAGCTTCTTTAATCATAGAGTTACCATACTCATCTATGTAAGGGGGCATTGACCAGTGCTCTGGTATAAATAAGCCTGTTCTTCCCACTACTCCAGTTTCATCTATAAGATTAGTTTCTACAGCATACATTCCATTACCATCTGGATTTCTTGTAAAATCTTCTAATGGTTTACATTGTGCTAAATCACCCACAGATCCTGCACAGATAAATAACCCTGTAGTAATCTCTCCAGATTGCATAGCAGGTCTTAGATACTCAAATGTTTTATCCATTGTAGGAGCAATACCTGCTTCCTCATAAAAGAAGTAAGAGCATGGACCCCCTACACCTTTTGTATCTGATTGCTCAAAAGACATACCCTGTAGCATTCCTTTAAGACCTTTCTCCTGTTTTCTACCGTTCTCAGTTACTTCAATCTTTTGCTGCCATGTAAGTACTTTAGCAGGATTCATAGGTCTATACCATGCTGTCTTAGAGTTAAGGAAAGCACGGTACTCATCTAAAAATTTCCAAGATCCCTCAAGACCTATATAATCTTTTAGTGATGCTCCTAGCTTTAATATAACTCCTGGT